TTCTGATTCCATTATCTTTTGTATTCTTTCTACTGTTCTAGCAAACCTAATGTCTTCAGCTGCTAAAGTAGCTTTACCGGATAATTCTCCTTCGTACCCAAAATATGCTTTTGGAACCTTAAGAGCTGCAAACATCTTCTTTAATAGATAATCTACGTCATTTGTTCCATCATAGTCTAAACCTTTAGTAGTTTCTATTCTAGTTGAAGTATCACCTCCTCTAACAGGTAGATAGAAATCTTCCATCATATTCTGCATATTGAAACGCAAATTGTATTGACCATCTTCTCCTACATAAGGAGTCTTTTTCATCTGATTCATGGTCTTTTGCATGAATTGCTCTACTTCATTAGGCGGTACATTACCGACATTGATATAGAACATTCTCTTTTCAGGTGCTCTCATTATACGATGAATTAACATCGCATCTTCCATTAATGTTACTTGCTTGAAAATCTTTCTAGCAGGTTCTATATAAGATCTACCGTAAGGTAGGTAAGCAGTATCTGAAATTAACCTAAAGTGAGCAACTTCGTAATTATCAAAGTCAACTACTCTTCTATCATTCTTTCTCTTTGGTAAATAATTAGGGTGTTGAGAAGAAGCTAATCCATCAGGATCTAATTGAAATATTACTTTTGCAGGATTCTCAGGATCTTCACCTTCTCTTCTTACCATATGATATACAGTATAAGGTAGTACATTATATATACCAAATTTCTCTGATATCTCTAATTTTAAGAAAAAGTCTCCGTACTTACACATTTGACGTGTCCAAGACCATAGGTTAAATTCTATGTTTAGAACGTCGTAAAATAAATTATAAAGTACTCTTTGTATATTTTCGTCAGAGGATTGTATTTGTAGAATCTCTCCTTGATCATTCTTTACTGTAGCTTCATCAGCTATAATATCTAAAGTAGAAGCAATTAATGGATCAGTGTCCATTGCCTCATAATCAGAGTATAACTGAATTCTTAACGTTTGGTAGTTAAGATTAGGATTAAAAATATTTTTGTTGTTATAGATATAAAGTCTACTAAATCTATCTACTAAAGAGTTAGTTTGGTATCTACCAGTCGTTTGTATCTGATTTACATCAGCTATCTTTAGCTCTCTACCGCCTATGTTCCTAACAACTATATCGTTAGAAAATAATCTTCGTAGTCTGCCAAATAAGGATTTGTCCGCCATTAATGTACGTTTTTAATAAATAGTCTATTTTAATAACCAGGAGATATCTTCTTCGCCTCCAGGTGTCTTTATAAGATAAGGATTATCTATCGGCTTTCCAACTTTCATTACAGCTTGGTTTCTAGAATTTAGATTAGAAAATGAAGATAATGAAGCTCTTGCTAGGTCCATACCTTGTTGTCTGAGTCTTAGTGCAGTATCTCTTACATATAGAGCTGTTCCAAAACACATAATTAAATCATCATTGTACCTATCTTGTGCTTGAGCCTTTCCATTTTTCCATATAAATACTCTCATCTCACTCAATAGTCTCTTAGATTGAATCAAAACACCTTTATCTCTAACGTATTCGATCATCTTTGCTATAACTAGTGGTCTAGTTCTAGATGACATAGTAAAGCCAGGTACAAGTTTATCTCTTTCAAACTTAGTCATATAGGATTCTACTGTGTCTCTATTATTAGTTGGACTGTAATATAGATTTCTATATTCTCTTTCCATAATTTGCTCTATGGTAGCCCAGCCAATGTTTGCGTTCTCTACTACTAATAGTGCATCGTTATATTCAGCTGCTACTCCTACTAGTACATTACCGAAATCTTTAGGTGATATTTTACCTTTATATTCTCCTACTTGATTACATTCTTCTATATCGAATATATGAAATGCAGAGTAATCCGTTGCATCTCCTCTGGCGACATCTGCTACAACCATATATGATTTACTATAGTCAACTCCTTCCCATATCCATAAATTGCTATCAACTCCTCTTTTCTCCATAGGATCTTTCTGATAAGTTTCATCATAAAAAGTCATATCTTCTGGTTCAAATACTGTATCACCAGAGGATAAGAAGTCACAGTCACATTCCTGTCCTGCCATTCTAGGTCCTAAATCCCTATCTTGCTGTTGTCTCCACTCTTCGTTTCTTTCAGGATGTACCGTCCATGGTAATCTTATGGGTAAGAAACTATTTTCTCCAGTCTCTGCTTTCTCCCATGTTTGGTGAAACCAGTTACCTATACCGTTAGGAGTAGATAGAGCCATACATTGACCCCCCGTTGCTAGTGTTTGTTGAGCAGCAGCAAAAGTTTCTTCAATGTTATCAATGAAAGCAGCCTCATCTATTACTAGTAGCGATACAGCTTCCGATCTAGCAGCATCTGCGTTAGAAGACTTAGCTTGTATCTTAGAGCCGTTCTTTAGTCTTAAAGATAGTTTATTCTTTTCTACCGATCTTAACCTTAGCCACTTTGGTAGTTGGTCATACATAAAGATAACCTTTGTTACCAAGTTACGAGCTGTAGCTTGAGTAGTAGCTAATGCTAAAACGTTCTTATCCTTATGAAATATCATTAACCAAAGACTGTATGCTGAAGATAAAGTAGATATACCTAGCTGTCTAGATTTAAGAGTAATTAAATATTGTTGATCTTTAAAGTGTTCTAATACTTTTTCCTGAAATGGATATAAATTAAAAAGAATACGTCCACGAGTAGGGTGCTGTATATAACAGTACTTCTTCATAAAGTATATAGGATCTTTAGCGCACTTTAAGTATTCTTGTGCTACTATCTTTTTAATATTCTGTGCCATAACTTATTCTTCGATTTCTAAATCTTTATAATCTATAATTAAAAGACTAGCTCTTTCAGTTCTATTATTAAATCCTTTTGATGGTACGGTTCTAATAGTTATACCTCTGCCTCGGTGTCCTTCTAATCTTGTAGCCTTAGAAGCGTTTTGTTCAAATCTTATAATAGGTAAATCATCTTTACTAAAATGACTATCATCTGTATAATTAGCTGAGGTTGTAATTGTTAATTTTCCGTTATCGAAATTAAAATCAGCATCACTAAAGGTTCTTTTTACTATCGCTGCATTATCATTCCCAAAAGCTAAAGTTTTATAATCCATTCCAGGAGCTCCAGTTACATATATGCTACCGTAAAATTTATTATTTTTAGGATTTAACATTTTAAGTAGCTTAGGATTCTCTTGATCTACTACTAATTTTAGATTTTCTGTTCCTTCTATAGCTGGTTTTAATACTGCGTCAAATACTTTTCCATGAGTCCTCATTGCTGATGACCATCTAAAAGGTCCGTCTTTTTTTATCGAGATAGGATTAGGTTTACCGTTAAAAAGTTTTATATCTGCTTTTAGATTATCTCCTGTTTCTCTTCCTACTCCTTCAGCAGACTCTACTTTATTATAAGTTAAATCGACATTATTACCAGATTTAAATACAACATTTATAGCTCCACCTTCTACTCCTATTCTTTCGTTAATTTTTCGAACTACTATATCTTCATTATCTAATCCAGCATCTCCAACAGATGTTTGGTTCTTATGAATAATCTCTATACCTTCTGGTGTTCTAAACCCACCACCACTTGAACCAGTAATTTGATCTTTTTCATATCCAAGTTGCTGTAAAGCTGCAAATATTTCTGCTCTTTTTCTGTCTGTATATACTATTATTCTAGTTTTTGAATGAGCCTTTATCTCATCATCTTCTAAATTTAACTTATCAATAATATACTTTGCTATTTTTTGAGCTTCAGGAGATAGATAATTGAATTCTTTTTTAGCTTCAGATAAATTAAAACCAAACATAGATTCAAATAAATCTATATCTTCTTGATTATCCAAGTCAGGATATCCTTTTTTGGTCTTATAGGACCATTCTAATATGACTCTATCTATAAGATTCATTATGCGTCTGGTTCTTCTCCTGCTTCAAAGTCTACAGGTTCATCTGATAAATCAGCTCCTCCTCCGTCATCTGCTGCTGGAAGGTCATCTGCTCCTGCATCGTCTCCTCCTGCACCACCTCCGTCTCCACCGGGAAAGTCGCCTCCACCTCCACCACCGCCGCCGGTGTCAGTGTCTGCTGGTTCTCCTTCTCCTGCTCCGCTCATTGGTGCTTCTCTGTATAGTACTTCTAATTTATCTAATGCTTGTTGATATTCTGATATGTTACTTAGGTAGTATCTTTTACCTAGTATAGTTGCTTGAAAGCCTTCACCCATCCATTTTAAGGTATAGTCTTGGCCGTTCTTTAAGTTTACTC